CCTTATAAATCAAAGACTTACGAGGTTACAAGGCGAAAACGAGCCTGTAACCTTTTTCGGTGATAATCGCTAAAAACCCATTGGAATCAGGAGCTTAAAAGGTTACAAGCGCTTGTAACCTGCGTATTTTAATGATATCTTGCTATTGATTTACTTGTATGATAAGCAACTAAGTTATGGTATTTAACAGCTATGTTGTATCAGATGGTCATTAGTGTTAAAATATAGGTTATTTAAAATCAGAACTGAGGATTGATGATGGAAACCTACAATGAAGTAACACACGCCGATGATGAATTAAGACACTTTGAGAAAACCACCTGGCGTAAAGGTACCCTTGGGCGTAAGCTACTAGGCTGGTATAACAAATATGATTTTAGTACTAAAAGGATTAACGACAACCATCTAGAAAGCACTGTTTATTGCTTAAACAGTGACGTAGATGCAGCCTGGTCTGTTTATAGCACCTTGTTATCGTATGATTGCTTCTCCGATTACTATGCTAAAAGGATTACCAATGTCAATAACAGTGAGCAATTGTCATTAAGATTACATGATTCTGTGAATTGGATTGTTGAGTGCGTTCATGATGCGATGAGGGATAACGTAGATTGCACGGGATTTATAAAAGTTTCATACCAGCCAAGACGGGAGCTAGTTGAGTTGGCGTCAAGATTTAACACCAGGCCTGCAAGCAATACCATACAAGACGCAGAAGAATATACGGAAGAGTTACTTGCCAACATTGTTAAACTTCAGGATATCGCGACGAGATATGCTAAGATGCTAGCCGAAGTCTGTGCAACAACCGATTTGACAAATTTGGGGCAGTAAATGCGACACGAAAAGGGAATGTCTAAAGTGAAAATATCTGATGAAAAGATTTTAGATGCGATTATAAATAATAAATACAATCTCACTTATGCGGCAAAAGAGCTAGATAGATCTCGAACATGGATTAGTAAGAAAGTCAACAACGGAGGACACTTATCCACAGCCTATCTTGAAGGCCGTGAGATGAGGGTCGATAACGCCGAGACTAAGCTCGATAAACTAATCGAAGATGGCGATGTTAATGCTATAAAATTTACACTTGGTACGCTCGGTAGACGACGCGGTTATGGTAAGTCTATTGAGATTACAGGCGATGTTAACAAGCCGGTAGCAGTCATTGCTAAAGAGATGTCAGCAGAGGAAGCTGCAAAGCTATATCAGGAAACGCTAAAAAGTGAGTTGGAATCCTAACTACACAGAAGTTTTTGCGTTTCGGCAAAAACAGGTACTGCTGTTTAGAAAGCATCCCGAGTTTATAACGTACGCAAAGGCGTATTACAAAGACAACCCCATAGATTTTATCTGCCACTGGTGTGATACGTATGACCCTCGTAATGCAGCCGATGACAGTAAGTTAAGCCGTATGCCCCTTGTCCTCTTTGAAAGACAAAAGGACTTGGTGCGGTTTGTTGTTGACATGATAAATAACGGAGAAAACGGATTAGTCGAAAAGTCTAGGGATATGGGAGCATCATGGGTTTGTTGCGCCTTATCTGTTTGGCTGTGGCTGTTCAAAGACAGTGCGGCTATAGGTTGGGGTTCGCGTAAAGAGCAATACGTTGATGCTATTGGTGACCCTAAAAGCCTGTTGGAAAAGATAAGAATGATTCTTAATGGACTACCCAAAGAATTGTTGCCAAAAAATTTCGATATGAAGCGCAATGCTTCATTTATGAAAATCATCAATCCTGAAAATCAGTCAAGCATCACGGGCGAGGCTGGTGATAACATCGGTCGGGGTGGTAGAACCCTGGTGTATTTCAAAGATGAATCAGCACACTACGAACATCCTGATCTGATAGAGGCTGCACTTGGTGATAACACTAACGTGCAGATAGATATTTCCAGTGTTAACGGTTTGGGTAACGTATTTCACAGAAAACGCGAGTCAGGCATAGAGTGGACTAAGGGCAATGTTTCCAAAAACATTACTAACGTCTTTATCATGGACTGGTCAGACCATCCTAACAAAACACAAGAGTGGTACGACGGCCGCAGAGCTTATGCTGAGCTTAATGGGGCGCTCAGGGAGCTTGCTCAAGAAGTTGATAGAGATTACTCCGCAGCTGTGGAGGGAACGATTATTCCGGCACAATGGGTAACATCTGCAATTGATGCTCATATCAAGCTTAAATTCCCCAAGTCGGAGACCTGGATAGGTGGGCTCGATGTTGCTGACGGTGGCGGTGATAGAAACGCGATAGCTATGCGAAAAGGCTCAGTATTGTTAGGGCTTAGGGAATGGGGAGCGAAGGATACAGGCGATACAGCGCGAATTGCAGCAGGTGCTTGCACTAATAAAGGCAAAGTAGAATTGCAGTATGATTGCATTGGGGTTGGCGCAGGGGTTAAAGCCGAGTCTAATCGCTTATACGATACGGGTGACATGCCTGACGGTGTTAGGTTTATTCCGTGGCACGCTGGGGCTACGCCACTTAACCCTGATCGCAGGGTAATTGATGGTGATGTTGACAGTCCGCTAAACCGTGATTTCTATACAAATTTAAAGGCTCAAGCATGGTGGGATTTGCGCAGACGATTCGAAAAAACACACAACGCGGTTACTAACAATGTAACCTACAATGACGACGAACTTATTAGCTTGCACTCTAAGCTGCCAAATTTGAAGACTTTGCAGAAAGAATTATCACAGCCCACTGCCAGCAAGAATTCGCGTATGAAATTATTAGTTGATAAGACACCCGACGGTACTAAATCACCAAATTTGGCCGACGCTGTTGTTATGTGTTACTATCCTGTTACAATGCCTAAATCCAAGTCTATTCGTAAGCCAAGATTGCTGAGATAATATGCCCTCAACCCCTAATAACACCCTATCCAAATTAAAGATCACCCACAAGAAGATCAAGGTGTGTCGTGATTTTTATGAAGGCGCAATCAGGGTAGTGACAAAAGATTATCTAAAAAAATGGGATAGGGAAAGCAATAAAGCTTGGGAGTTGCGCATTAATTCGACCCCGTTCCCAAATCTATACAGCCCGATAGTATCCACTCTCACTGGGCTGATCACAAAGAAAGAACCTGATACCGAACAATTTGGACACCTCCCACTTGACAACATCGACGGTAAAGGCGATAGCTTCGCCAACTTCGTCAAGCAAGTTTGCGAGTCATCGATAGTTGCAGGCGTTGAGTTTGTAAGCGCTGAATCCAATCAGGAAACAAACGAAGTATATCTAAAACGCTATCGCTATGAGCAGCTAGTTACTTATCAGCTCGATGGCAATAAGCTCATCAACATCGTGTTTAAAGAAAAACTAGAAGTCCCCGATGGCGAATTTGGAGTTAAGGAAGTTGAACGCTACATTGTTTTCAAAATCGGTGGCGGTGAGGTTTGGTACGATGATGGCGGCGGAGTGAATCTAAAAGAAGATTGGGTTAACACCTTACCTGATATCCCCGTTGTAGCAGTAAGAACTGGTGAGGAGATAAGCCGATTCGAGTTTGTGCCTCGCTTTTATGATATTGTCGATTTAAATCGTGTCATATTGAACCAAAAAACCCAGTTAGCTAATATCTTGTTAGTGATGAGTAACCCTATTGCTGTCTTTTATGGCAATATCGATGACGATGATCAGATGAACATCGGTGTACAAGACGCGCTAGTATTTCAAGATAAAAGTAAAGAAGGTCTTGAATTCATAGAGATAACCGGCGCAGGTGTTACCAAGCTGCAAGATGAGATTGACAAGTCAATTGAGGCGATTGACAAGTTGTCATTCGGAATGTTGCAGAGAGACAGTGCTAATACGGTGATTGATGCACAGGAAAACCAAGTTAAATCCAGCTCATTCTTAAGTGACGTTGCTGAGGAATTGGAGGTTAAGTTTAATAAGCTGTTTGAGTTTATGGCATTGCTTGACAATAAAGCACTAAACACAAGTAAACCTTTGCAATTTAAGAAGGACTTCGACGACGTATTGTTTTCCGATCAACAGCTTAAGATGCTGTACGAAATGCTAAGCTCTGGACATCTAAGTCGTGAGACATTTTGGCAAAAACTAAAGACAGCTAACTTGCTACCTAAAGATTTCGATGCCGAAAAAGAAAAAGAGTTAATTGGTACGAATGTTGTTTAAATGAAAATATTTGATAGCGTTGTTGAGAAAGAGCTGTATTTTTTGAATCAGCGTCAC